GGCCTCGTCAATCGCTTCCTCTTGGTCGGGCGTGTCTGCCACACAATCCCAGAGGACAGTTTCCCCGTCTTGCTCAACCCGCTGCCACACTTCGTACACAGCGTACTTCGGAGACCAGACCACTTGAATTCCGTCGACCATCCATACCACGTCGCTTGTCATTGTTCTTCCTTCGTTGTGTTGTATGTTCCCCATTATAATATATTATCGACATTTTGCAACCCCAATCTGCACATTATCTCCTCAGTTTGTCAAAGTTTTTACGCCCTTCAAAACTCGCGTGCCATCCTAGGTGCTACAGACTATATATAGACTATATCCCCACAGTATCCCATCCCTCTGCATTTTTCCATCCCTCCCTCCCTGCCTAGATTGCCCAGCTTAACATGTGCAAAAATCGACGTAAGTCATTGTCATATAAGCACTTACGATCACGGCGGCGGGCCCCTTGATATTTTTGTCAACCCCAATCCAGCCACGCGGGCCGATCAAAAATTCGCGGCGTCGACATACTCCACCGGCAATACCCGGAAGTGAAGATCCGTCAACCCGCAGGCATTGAAGAACCGATCCCGGTCGAATCGCGGATTCTCTTTCTCAAAGTAGTCCGCAAGCTCCATCGCCATATCATAGGCGAAGTCACGCAGCTTGAGGTCTTTCGTCTCGTCAGCCTTATCGACTGATTTCTTGACGCTTCCCGCAACCTGCTCGAATACTTTTCTCGTCAACATTGTCTATCCTCTGGTCCAGATGATGCAGAACGTCCAGAACGACAGGAAGCTCATCGTGAGCCATGTGTCCCGGTCAACCTTACGCAGCAAGCCAATCAATCGACTCATCAATCATTCTCTCCAAACATGAATCCGGTCAGTGCGGCGATCATCGCCCACGCTACCCATTCCATTACAGGTTTCCCAACAGGCCTTCGTAGATAACCGCAACAATCGCAACCAATCCGAGCAATTCCATTCTGTTCCCTTTCAAAAGAACCCTAGTTGTGAGCGTGTATTGTATCACACGCCCGGTGCATTGTCAACCCTAGCAATGGCGACGGGTGTCGTGCCAGTAGTCGAATCCGCTGGGGCCGTCGCCGGTCGGCTTCGCCTTCTCGGTCTTCACGCCGTTGGCCTCGTCGGCCTTACGCTTGGCGACGCGAGCCTTGTAGGCGTCCCAGCGTTTGCGTCGTCGTTCCCAGTCTTGTGAAGTCGTCATGTTGTTTCCTCTTGAAGAAAGTAGTGTTGTTGTTTCTGAGTGTGTATTGTAGCAGATCATCGTCAGGGTGTCAACCCCAGACAGCGACTTGGATGGGCCGCCGCCCCCCGTCTCACAGGTGTCCGTGAGTGCGAGCCCAAGTGAGCATCCCACTCCACCGAGAGGGGGTGATCCCCTCGGGGCAGTTGAGGCTGTAGCAGATGTAAGTCAGGAATCGTGTAGTTGTCATGGTTCCCATTATACATATATTATCGGCAAAAGTCAAGGTCAATCTCCAACAATTCCGGGTATTTTCTCAAAGTTTTTTTGGTGCAAAAATCGACGCAACCCATTGTCAGCAAACGACTTACGATCACGGCGGCGGCCCCCTTGTTTTTTTGTCAACCCCAATTCCGCGTCGGGCCGACCCCAGTAATCGGGGAGCTTACGCCCACACGCCGGAGAGGACCTACCACATTGAATTCTCGCTGTGGTCGTAGTATTCGTCCCCGCCCATGTAGTCCTGCCACTCATCGTATTCGGATGGCTGGTGATCATCCTCTTCGATGTCGTCGCCGTCATCGTTGGCCGAACCATCGTCGAAGATTTTCTCTGCACACGGGGCCACCGGGACCGGCCACGTCCACCACTCGTCGCGGACTTCCTCGCGGGCATCCGCCTCGGTGAGGTTGGCTTCAATGTCGGTCACGTTGTCGCGGCTGTCGTCGAATGTCATACTTGGTTCCTTAGAGTTCCGATTCGTGAGAGTGTATTGTAGCAAACCACCGCCGGGGCGTCAACGCCGATTAGCTGTCGAGTTCAACGAAAGCCTTCAGGACGGCGAGGGTGGCGAGGGTCTTCAGGATGATGAGCAGCATTGTTGTTCCTTAGTGTTGTTGTTTCTTATGGCGGGATTATACCATTATTATCGGCATTCTGTCTACCCCAACTGCACCCTATGGAGCCACAAAATTTTATTTTGTCAAAAATAGTTGTAACTCGTTGCCACCAAAGGACTTACGATCACGCCGCCACCCTTCGAGATCGCAATGGGTAGGATCTCCCGGCACGGATCTCCCCTCGTGACTCCATCCGGCCCGAGAACGGGGGAGAGACTCTGGGTAGCTTGGGGGGGTTTTCTAATCTCCATGTAATAGGGAGATCAGGTAGACTATATCGCCGGGTGGTTCAAACGAAATTAACTTCTCGTGGATGAAATGTCCACTTTTAATCCACAAACCCCTCGCCCACTTCTTTTTCCAATACCCAGTCTTTGTCGCATTTTACGGACAGCGCCTAAAGAAACAGGGCGTCCACTCCTCTTGGTCAATTCTGCTGCCAATTCTCTATCTTTAAGACTCTCAGCATTTTCGCGAATGTACTGAAGATCTTTTTCCTCCCACTTCTTGTTCATAATCTTCCGTTCCGTGTATAACAAAGTGGTCATTTGCGCTATAATATTATAGCCGCCGATAACAGTTTTTGGAGACACACATGAAGAAATTTGTTCAATCTACAGACCCTGTAGTAAAGTCTGCAATGAACGATGAAGAGGTCGTGGCAAAAGCCAATCTCTGCGAAGAAAAAGACATTTCCAGCCTGATCAAGGGAGAAGAGGAAGATGAGACTAAAGATCAAGAGCAACGGGAGCCCCCAGAGTGTTGTGGTGGTCAATGCTGCAACAGATGAGATTATCGAGAATGTTTTGGGCGTGGAAATGAGCATAACGCCCTTTGAAGCTGAGGCCGTGCTTCTCATAAAGGACTTTGAACTGGACTTGAACGATATTCAGGCCGAGGAGGTTAAAATTGACAATACCGCGCGGGATGACCGAGGAGCAGGTAATCCAGACGATTGATTTGATTGCCAATCGACTAGCTGGCAAGTTTAAGTTTGGATACCATGAGCTTGAGGATATGAAGCAGCAGGCACGCCTGTTTGCATGGGAAGGTCTAGAGAATTATGACGGCGTAAGGCCGCTAGAGAATTTTCTTTGGACTCACGTTCGAAACCGCCTTTACAACTTCAAGCGTAACAATTTCGGACGCCCTGATAAGCCGTGTGACAATTGTCCCTTCTTTGATATGTCATTTAGTAATAGTAACCACTATGGATGTAAAGCTTTTGACAATGAAGAAGAGTGTGACCTGTACGCCGGTTGGCTAAAGAGGAATACTGCAAAACGCAACATTATGAATACCGCCAATTTGGATATCGACATTAAGCAGGCTAACCGCCTAGATGATGTTTTGGACCAAAAGCACATTTTTAACTTGGTGGATCAATCTATTCCTGTACTTTACCGTGAGGACTGGATAAGATTTGTCAATAGTCTAAAACTTCCCAAGGCACGCCGTGAAAAGATTGTTGACATCATAACGCAGATTCTACAGGAGAATGATCTTGGCACGTAAACGCGGAAAGCTGTCCAACGACGAAATGGCCTTTATTCGTCAAAACTGCTTTGATCTTCCTCTTGAAGAGATTGCAGAGATTCTCAATAGGACCGTAGCACCGATACAAAAGTTTATAGACAGAGAAAACCTCAAGATGCGTAATATGACAGATGACGAACATCTGTTGGTGCAATTGCGGGATCGCTATTATTACAAGGAACTCCAGAAACAGTTCACAGACGCCGAGTTAATTTTTTTCGAACACCAACACGTAGACTATTTCAGACAGTTTTCTGAGGACGTTACTCATACCGAGGAAATGGAGATTCTGGAGGTCATCAGGACAGAGGTGCTCATCAATAGAGGTATGGAGGATCGTCAGGAAGTTATTCAAAATATTGACCGTCTAAATGGGATGATTGACGCGGAACTGGAAAAGCCCATGGCAATGCAAGACACAGTGGCTCTTGCCTCCTTTCAAACTCAACTAGGCGCGGCGATTTCGTCAAAGTCGGCTTATATTAACGAGCACGAAAAATTACTGACAAAAAAAGAGCGGCTTCTTAAAGACCTTAAAGGTACAAGAGAACAGAGGAAGCGGAATGCGGATGATGCGAAGACCAACTTTTCTTCATGGCTACGTCAGCTTGACGATGACAAGATAAAAAAGGATGAGAGCTTTGACATGGAGGTTCATCGTGTCGCTGCAAACAAGGCGAACGAAAGACTTTCACAACTCCACCAGTACGAGGACGGCTTGGTGGACCAGCCCATTTTAAATGCGGACACTTTGATTGAGGAGGATGAGACATGAAAAAAGCCCTTGTTACAGGGATTACAGGACAGGACGGTTCCTATCTGGCAGAACTTCTTCTGAAAGAGGGATACCGGGTCTACGGCATTAGGCGGCGAGCCAGCACATCAAATTTAGGCAGGCTTGATGAAGTTATTAACGATCCTAACTTGGAGATCGTGGAGGGGGAAGTAGCGGACTCCGGGTGTGTTTATACTCTCGTGGACAACATACGGCCTGACGAAATTTACAACCTTGCTGCACAGTCGCATGTTGGCACTTCTTTTGAGCAGCCCGATTACACTTTTCAAGTTAACGCTCTGGGGCCGCTTTATTTTTTGGAGGCCATTAAACATTTTTCACTGTCTTCAAGGTTTTATCAGGCATCGACGAGCGAGATGTTTGGCAAGAACTTCACCGTCTGCAAGGATGTGAAGCACCAGTGCGAAGACACGCCATTTATGCCGCAAAGCCCATATGCTGTTGCTAAGACGAACGCCCATCATCTTGTACGTATTTATAGGGAAGCTTATGGAGTTTTCGGATGCTGTGGCATTCTTTTCAACCATGAGAGTGAACGACGCGGAGAGAACTTTGTAACGCGAAAGATTACCAAGTGGGTTGGAGAGTTTGTTCGATGGAAGGACAGCCTCCTCACCGGATCGGGTGACAAGCTGACTTATGATGACGACCACATCTATGTGGCCCGAAAAACAGATGAGATGGCCGCTCAGTGTTTTCCTAAGCTCCGTCTCGGCAACTTAGATGCTTACCGGGACTGGGGACACGCCGCAGACTATGTCAAGGCCATGTGGATGATGCTTCAGCATGACAAACCAGATGATTATGTGGTGGCTACCGGAAAGACCGTTTCTATTCGCGATTTTCTTGATGAGGCGTTTTCCTATGTGGGCGACATAAAGCACTGGAGAGACGTTGTGGTGATCGACCCTAAGTTTTATCGTCCTGCCGAGGTAGAGTACCTTAGAGGCTCTCCTGCTAAGGCTAAGCAGGTACTGGGATGGGAGCCAGAGATACATTTCAAAGATTTGGTCATGGGCATGTTAAGGAATGATCTAAATGTACCGTAGAGACTTCAATGACCCGGCCTATGCCAAGTGGCGTAAAGATATAAGAAAAAGGGATCGTTACAAATGTCAATGGCCGGGTTGTTCGTCCAAGAAGCGACTTGAAGTTCATCACATTAAAAAATGGTCTAACAATCCCGCTTTACGATATTCTATCAATAACGGCATAACGCTTTGTAGAAGCTGTCACAGAAAGATAAGGGGCAGCGAGGAAAACTACGAGGTCTTTCTTTTAAAGATATTAGAATGGAACGCAAGAAAATGACTAGAGATGAATTGGTTCAAGAGCACGGTATGGATCTTCTGTTTTTGTCTGAAGATTTTTTTGACGACGCCATTGTTGGTGTTACCCAAAGTAGTCAAGTGGTGTATGACATGGATGTGATGATAGATCTATTTGCCACAAACAATGAGTGCACAGAGGAAGAGGCTATCGAGTATTTGGATTTCAATACTTTTTGCGCCTACGCAGGCGATTTAACCCCAGTCTTTATTACAAAGTATTAGTATATGAGCCGCTTTACCGTCATCCGGGATACGCGAGAAAAGAAGGGCCATGGATGGTGGTTTGAAGAGGATGCATACTGCATAGGCACAGAGGTGATTAAGGTTGATATTGGCGACTATACGATTAAGGACAAGGAACACCTGCTGTGTATAGAAAGAAAAGAGTCAGTTGCAGAGCTTGCAGGCAACTGTGGGGAAAAGAGGTTTTTGCGTGAATTGAGAGCGATGGCCTCTTTCCCCCACGCCTTTCTTCTCCTTGAGTTTGACTGGCATGACATTGAGCAGTATCCTGTTGGCTCAAAGGTGCCACAGAGCAAATGGTCTAAGATAAGAATTAAAGGCAAGTATATCATGCGGGTTCTTTCTTCTGCCATGGTTGAGCATGGTATTAAGGTCATTGCATGTGGAAATAAGAAGAGAGCTGAAGAAACTGCTTTTCGTATCATGAGAACGGTAAACGAATACTATGTACAACGTTGAACTAGCCGAACATGCTTGGTTAAATGTAACCAAAGAGGATATCAAAAATATAGGTTCCCCTCTAAGTGAGCTTTCCAAAAGTGACAAGGACAATCTACACCTTCATGTTTTACGAATCATGAAGAATCCCGAATACTTCCAGTGGACTGCCAAAAAGCTTTTAAACATTGAGCTACTACCGGAGCAGGTTGTAATCCTTAGAGAGCTGTGGACAAAAGCATTTCCGATGTATATCGCGAGTCGAGGCTTTGGCAAATCCTTTCTTTTGGCCGTGTATTGCATCTTACGCTCACTTCTTGTTCCTGCCACCAAGATCGTTATCGTGGGGGCCGCCTTCAGGCAGAGCAAGGTTATTTTTGAGTACATGGACACTATTTGGAAACATGCTCCAATATTACGGAGCGTTTGTTCCGATAGCAGCGGGCCCCGTCGAGACGTTGACAGGTGCACCATGCGAATAAACGATAGCTGGGCTATGGCGGTGCCGCTCGGAGACGGCTCGAAGATCAGAGGTCTTCGCGCTCACACTATCATTGCTGATGAATTTAATAGTATCCCAGTTGATATCTACGAGACAGTAGTTGCTGGCTTTGCTGCTGTGTCCGCTAATCCTACGCAGAATGTAAAGGAAGCTGCCAAGCGTAGGGTACTACAGAAGTCTGGCAACTGGGATGAAACAATGGAAGAAGACTATCAAGACCGACAGTCGAACCAGTCTATTATTTCCGGAACTTGCGGCTATGGATTTGAGCATTTTGCATCTTATTGGAAAAAATACAAGTCCACTATCCAGACCCACGGGGATTTTAAAAAAGCCGCCGAGGCTGCGGGTGACGATGTAGAGGAGATTCCCGAGTATATGAAAAGATTGGACTGGAAGGCTTTCTCTATCATAAGAGTTCCTTATGAACTTATTCCCGAGGGTTTCATGGACGACCAGCAGGTAGCCCGATCCAGAGCCACCATGCACAATGGAATCTACCAAATGGAATACGGAGCCTGCTTTACATCCGATAGTCAGGGATTTTTCAAGCGTAGCCTCATTGAGTCTTGCGTGGCGCATGACCGAAATTGCCAGAAGGCCGGTTGGCCTCCGTGGTGCCCGGAACCCTTCGATCCTGTCACGAGAGGCGATCCAAATGGTAGATACGTATTTGGCATTGACCCTGCGTCCGAGCAAGATAACTTTGCCCTTATAATTATAGAAATTCATCCGCAGCACCAAAGAATTGTCTATTCATGGACTACTAATAAAAAAGATTTCCAAAGTCGTCGTCGCATCGGTCTTACGGATTCTAATGACTACTATGGCTTCTGCTGTAGAAAAATTCGCGATCTATACAAAGTATTCCCATGCGTGCGAATAGGGATAGACTCACAAGGAGGAGGATACGCCATCGCAGAAGCATTGGCCGATAGCGATAAGATGACGGAGGGTGAAAGACCCATCCTTCCCATTATTGATGACAAAAAAGCCAAAGACACGGACACTCTGGCTGGAGATCACATTATAGAGCTTGTTAATTTTGCGAAGGCCGATTGGACCTCTCAGGCAAACCATGGCCTAAGAAAGGACATGGAAGACAAGGTTCTTCTCCTTCCCAGATTCGACACTCTAAGCCTAAGTATTCTCAGTGAGAAAGACAAGATAGCTTTTACTCAGTTGCGTGACAAGGTCGGAGAGTCTACCGCTCTTCGACTATACGACACTCTTGAAGATTCGGTCATGGAAATAGAAGAACTTAAGAACGAGCTGGTAACCGTGGTGATGTCAACCACTGCAACCGGAAGAGAAAGGTTTGACACTCCTGAAATTAAGCTTGAGACGGGAAGAAAAGGACGCATGAGAAAAGACCGCTACAGTGCGCTTGTTATCGCTAATATGATTGCAAGACTGATCCACAGAGAAATCCCGGCCCCGATGTATAACAATATAGGAACTGTTATCAAGCCCGGTGTTTTTGAGGTTGATGGCTCCAATCAAATGTACGTTGGGCAGGAGTGGATGTCCAAGGTCAATCACAATGTATGCTTTGGAATTAATCGGGGGCGCGGCTAATTGGTGTAAACATCAATAGCTATTGGCCTGCCCCTAATAAGTATTAAAAATCGAGAAGGAAAAAAATGGCACCCAAATACCCTAAAAGTGAGTCTGATGCACAAACCGCACGACAAAGCGAGCCAGCTTATGTAAGCTGGGAGGGAAGCAAGCAAGATCGACAGATTGGTATCGAAGCCTATGGACAGGCTGTTCAGGAGTTTTCTGCCGCTTCCTATTCTTCCAGAAGCAGAGATTTTTCCGATCTAACTACCTATTTAAGCGGTCGTCCGGGGCTAAGAGATGCTGATTACGATTTCTTTAGACCCGAACAGAGAGTGCCCGAAAAACCAAAAGACATAATAGCTTTTGCGCGAACGGCGTACAGGCGTATCGGCCTCATAAGAAACGCTATCGACCTCATGGGAGATTTTGCTTGTCAAGGGGTTAGACTCGTTCACAAAAATAGAAGAGTCGAGAGATTCTATAACAATTGGTTCGACAAAGTAAATGGTAAAGAAGTTTCAGAGAGATTGTGCAATCTGCTTTTTAGAGAAGCCAATGTGCCCATTAGCATGAAGACTGCTAAGATTAATCGGAAGAAGCGTGAAGAAATGCAACGCTCAATTGGATCTCCCGATTTGGTTATGAATAACGAGAGGAGCTTTCTAAAGAATGAGATCCCGTGGGAATACACATTTGTTGACCCCCTGACCGTAGAGGTTATCGGCGGCCCTGTCGCGGGAATGATAGGAGAGCGAGACTATGTCATCAAGCTCCCCAAGAAAATTGTAAACATGATCAGAAAGCTTAGGAATAGTGCTGATCCCCTAGAGTCTGGATTACTAGCACGTATTCCTCAAGAAATTATTCAGGCTGCTGAAACAAACCGTGGCGTGCGAATGCCCCGAGATAAAACGTTCGTCTATTTCTACAAGAAGGACGATTGGCAAGAGTGGGCTGACCCTATGACCTATTCTTGCTTTAATGATCTAATCCTTTACGAACGACTTAAGCTTGCCGACAAAACGGCATTGGACGGAGCAATTTCAAAGATCCGTATTTTTAAACTCGGAAGCCTAGAGCACAAGATAGCTCCCACCCCCACAGCAGCCTCTACTCTTCAGCATATTTTAGGGGCCAACGTTGGAGGTGGCACCACAGATATTATCTGGGGCCCAGACATAGAGGTCTTGGAAACCAATACGGATGTCCAGAGATTTTTAGGCGAAGAGAAGTACCGCCCCACCCTCATGGCTATTTATGCTACCTTGGGAATCCCTCCAACTCTTACCGGAACGTTCGGTGCGTCTGGCACAACCAACAACTTCATATCTCTAAAGACTTTGACAGAAAGACTTAATTACGTTAGGAATATCCTTCTAGACTTTTGGAATACTCAAATCAGTATCGTCCAGTCGTCTATGGGCTTTAGATTTCCAGCCCAAGTTGAATTTGATTACATGTATCTAGACGACCCCACTGCTGTCGCCAACCTCATGCTTGCTATGGCCGACAGAAACATTGTAAGCGACGAGTTCGTTCAAAGACATGTTAAAGCTAGACCCGAGGTGGAGTTTCGAAGAGTGGCTGATGAAGAAAAGAGAAGGGTCAACAGAGATCTTGAAAAGATTAGCCCCTACCATGCTGTTGATAAAGAGTATGGGTTGCAAAAGATTGCATTACAAACAGGGGTGGTTTCGCCCACTCAGGTTGGAGTAAAGCTGCAAAAGAAGAACGGAGACCGCGCAGCTCTCGATATGAGAAAACCTCCTCGGCCACGAGCAGAGCGTCCCCCAAACGGGGAGAAGATTTCTCGTGTGCCGGGAAGGCCCAAAAATACTAGAGACAACACTCCCAGAAAGACAAAGCAATTCAAGCCTAAAACAAAAGCCTCCGTCGAGCTTTGGGCCAAGGAAGCTCAGTCTAAGATATCAAAATTCATGAACCCCGGTCTTCTCAGCCACTTTGGAAAGAAGAACATGAGGAGCCTTACCTCTGATGAATTCTCCCAGTCGGAGACTATCAAGTTCGGCATTCTCTACAATCTTGATGCGTTTGCTTCCGTTGACGAAGAATCTATTGCTCTGGCATTGGGCGAAAAGTTGACGGATGGTGTAATAACAAAATGTAACGAATGGATATCTAACGCTGCTATTGATATCGACAGAAAACTTAGTATTGAAGAAATTAGAAATATACGTATTTCTTTCTATGTCGACAAATATTCTGACGACACATCAACCGCCGAGGGAGACCTATGAACAACCAGATTAAAATTTTTCAGTCAGAGAAGGACGCGGGTTTAGAACACGCGATAAGATCCACGGCTGCCATAGCATATCACTCCCCCGTTTTACTAGAGAGAAAGCCAGACATTCTCTTTGCTGAGGACAATACTTCGTTAACCACTGTCAAGAGGGATTTTCCCGAAGTAACTGTCGGCGGCACTGACGATCAAGATGTCTATAGCGTTTACTCCGTTCTTGTCACCACCTCGTGGAATAAAAACGATGATGTTTTTGACAAAGACGAAGTGTGGGCCGCTCGACAAACTCCGAGGTACAAGCCCACCAACATAGAGCATGATGAGAGACAGATCGTAGGAGGGATTATTGATAGCTGGCCCGTTAATGATAACTTTTCTCTGATAGAGGCAAATGACGAGCAATTAGATCTTCCAGACCACTATCATATATTGGTAGCCTCTGTTATATACAAGCAATGGCAAGACCCGGCCTATCGAAAGAGAGCTGAGGACTTAATAAAAGAAATAGAAGCGGGCGAAAAGTATGTTTCAATGGAGTGCCTCTTTCACGGCTTTGATTATGCGGTGGTAGACCCCCACGGAAAACATCATATCATACCCCGCAATGAGGAGAGCGCTTTCTTAACTTCACACCTTCGTTCCTACGGGGGAGAGGGCTCTTACCAAGGGCATCAAGTTGGCAGGCTTCTAAGAAATATTACTTTCAGCGGCAAAGGCTTTGTCCAAAAACCAGCTAATCCGGAAAGTGTCATATTCGACAAGAGTAAGCATTTTGATTTTAAACAAGCCGCCGCTTCTTCTAAAAACATCTTTTATGGTGAAAATGGTGTAATAACACAAATAGAACCCAACGCTAATACTTTTTATGATAAACAGGAGAGTCTTGACATGTCAAACGAAACGGTTAACATTCAAATTACAGAGCTTAAGGATGCTCTTGCGGCCATGAAGGCCGAAAATCAAGAGCTTTCTGACAAGCTAGCTGCTGCAAATGTAGAAAAGTACGAAGCAACTATCAATGAGCTAACTGACGCTGCGAAAGTTACAGCTGAAGAGCTCGATCAAATCAAAGCAGCTCTTGAAGAATCGACAGAGAAGCTCGAAGCCTCTGCTGCCGAAATTCAAGAAAAGGCGGAAGCTCTTGATCAGGCCGAAACACGTTTGGCTGAGATTGAGCAAGCTGAGAAGCAGCGGCTACGCAAGGACTCTCTTGTGTCGGCTGGGCTTTCTGAAGAAGACGCCATCCTCAAGATGGAGCTATTTGGAGAGCTAACTGACGATCAGTTTGAAGCACTTGCCAAAACTCTTGGCGAATACTCTGTTGTAGAAGCAGAGGAGGTCGAAGAGACCGAAGCTACCGATGCTGACGACGCAGAGGAAACTGATAGCTGTGATTCTGAAGCTTCCGTCCAAGACGAAGAGGCCGAAGAAGCTATCGCGGCAGAGGTTGACGAGGAAGTTCTCGAAACAGCCGAAGCTGATGAAAACGTAGATATTTCTGTTGAGTCCGATGAGTTTGCTGGCGAAGACGTTATTGATAGCGTTCGCGCTGGCTTGCACGATTGGGTTAACAAAGTAATTCTTAAGAATGAATTGGGAGACAAATAATGGCGCTAAGACCAGATAGAAACGAGCTCCAGACCGACCTTAGCTTTTTCATGAACGAAACAGCTGAGAGGGGCCTTATTGTAATTCATAGCACGCAAGGCTCCGGCGCAGCGATGGATGATGCATCCGCCGTTGTTGCAGTCCCCGGTGCCGACGCCACCGACTTGTCCAAGCACCCTGCGGGGCTGCTCCTTAACGATGTTGTAAACTTGGACCTCACCCGTCAGCACATCAACTTTGCTAAAGATGAAGTGCAACAGGGCGGCAAGGTACTACTTCTTCGTCGTGGGTTTGTAGTGACAGACCAGATTTCTGGTTCCATCACCCTTGGCGAAAAGGCCTACTTCTATACAAACGGCCAGCTAACTTCGGCTACTGCCTACAGTGGCAGCACCGCCGTTGGCCGGTGGTTGTCCAAGAAGGACGCTGACGGTTTCGCCAAAGTTGATATTAACATCGTTTAAATAAAAGAAACTGGGAGATATATAATGGCTAGAAAATATTTTGAACCAACTCCTGAGATGGACCAGTTGCTCACCAGAGCAGGCTCCATGAACAAGGAGGAGTCGCTTGCGGCGACCGCAGAGCTAGCTAAGGCTCTAGAGATTCCCCTTCGCAAAGGCGTCATGAGTGGCGACATTCTTGATGGCATTTTTGAGGCAGTTAGACTGGCTCCCGGCGCTACCGCCGAGTTCCCGCTTGACTTCCTTGCTCCCGGCACTGAGAAGGAATTCGTTGCTTACACGATTCCTAATCATGGCCTGATTCCCCAGCGTCACGTCGAAGGTGATTATGTCATGGTTCCGACCTATGACGTAGGCGCCTCGATTGACTGGCTACTAAAGTATGCCCGCGACGCTCGATGGGATGTTGTGGGACGTGCGATGGACGTTCTACAGGGTTCTTTTGTCAAGAAGATGAATGATGATGGCTGGCACACGCTGATTTCGGCTGGTGCTGATCGTAACGTCATGATCTATGATGGCGACGCCACTGCTGGCGTTTTCAGTAAGAGACTTGTTTCTCTTATGCAGGTTATCATGCGCCGTAACGGTGGTGGTAACTCAACATCCATCAACTTTGGCACCCTTACCGACCTCTACATGAGCCCCGAAGGTCACGAAGATATTCGTAACTGGGGTGTTGATGAGGTCGATCCGGTTACCCGTCGTGAACTTATTGTTTCCGATGGTGGCCTGCTAACGCGGATCTTCAACGTGAACCTTCACGTTCTAGATGAGCTGGGCGAGTCGCAAGAGTACGAGCTCTACTACGAGCGAGATCTTTCTGGTAGTCTTCCTACCACGAAGAAGGAGATCGTTGTGGGCCTCGACCTTCGCAACCTCGACAGCTTTGTGATGCCCGTTCGCGCACCAGTCGAGATCTGGGAAGATGATACTCTTCACAGACAGCGACGCGCTGGCCTTTATGGCTGGGCAGAGCACGGCTTCGCGGCCCTTGACACCAGAAGAGTCCTCTTGGGAGCCTTCTAAGGCGACCGATGGCTACTGTTGTTTGAATCCGGTGGTGGCACCACAAGCTGCCACCGGATTTTTTAATACAAGCTAGGAGTCTGTGTTCATGGCTATTTTTTCTATAGAAATTCCTGATGAGGATGTGGATCGCGTAGTAGATGCCATCTGTGCCAACTACCACTATCACGATCAAATATCCAATCCCGACTTCGATGACTCATTAGATTCTGGTCCTGACAATCTAGAGTTTATAGATAATCCTGAAAGCCGAGGGGGTTTTGCGAATCGGGTAACTAGAGAATTTCTGATGAACAATACGCATTCATACGAATTAAAATTAGCGAGGAAAGACGCAGAGTCTGTCGTGCCGACACCGCCAGCGATAGCTGATCCCAGTGACGCCTAGCAGTTATAAAAAGGGAAGAGGATTCAATGCCCAATCCTGCAATTAGAGTTATAGATCGCGCAAAGGAAACCACTACTACCACCGGATCAGGCACTATTAGCTTAGGTGGTGCTGTAGCTGGATTTGTTGCCATTTCGGGAGTGGGTAATGGCAACTCAACTTACTACGCCTTGGAGGAGGGGAATAACTTTGAGGTAGGAATTGGAACCTACACTAGCGTAGGCAACACTTTGTCTCGTGACGAGGTTTATTCTAGCTCGAACTCTGATGATAGCAAGATAAACCTTGCGGGTGGAGCTTCTGTCTTTATAACCTACCCGGCGGAAAAGGCAGTAGTAGAAACTTCAGGTAGCTATGTTGGCATAGGTGGAATTGATCCTGAATACCAGCTTGTGGTAAGCGGGACTGGATCTTTTAACACGGTGCGCTGGGCTGACGGTACAACCCAGACGACTGCCGCAACCGACACAACATATACAGCCGGAACAGGTCTTTCTTTAGCAGGAACTGAATTTAATATTAGCGGCATAGACAGCACCATGATAGTGGACGGTTCTGTCTCTAATTCAGACCTAGCCAACTCCTCTCTAACAGTCACCGCAGGGACTGGGCTTTCCAATGGAGGGGCCGTTGCATTAGGGGCTTCTATAATTATTGATGGCGACACCGCAACCACGTCACAAGTCGGAGTAGTCCAGCTTCAGGATTCCGCCACAGACGGTACTACAGATAAAGCTATAACTCCTAATGCTGTATATGACATATCCGGCGTTTTGTCTTCAGATATTCAGTCTACTGGCGAGTCAAACTATAACCTTGTCAGAAGCTATGTCGATACATCTGACAATGCAACCTTTAATAATTTAACCGCTCAGGGCAATTTGACTGTTAGTGGCACGTTAACTTATCTGGATAGCACTACTGTAACTATTGCTGATAAACAGCTAGAGCTGGCCTCAAACAGCGGAACCCCTATTGGAAATGATTCTGCCGTAAATGATGGTGGCATTGTAGTAAAATCCACGGACAGTGACAAAAAGTGGACATGGCTGGATGCAACAGACGCGTGGACATCTACGGAAAATATAAAGCTGAATTCCGGCAAAAAGATTATCTTTGGAGATAGCACCGAACAGACCACCTCTCCCACAGGAGATATAGCAACTGTTTCAGGTCTTACTGTAACCAACGCTTCAAATATTGCCAGCACCGGCGCAACTAATGCAGCAAATATCGCCACGAACACTTCTAATATTTCAACCAATACTACAAATATTGCCAGTACGGGAGCCACGAACGCGGCAGATATTGACACGGTCTCAGGGCTTCTTTATGACTACTGGACTCTACGCGGAGACGCTGCTACCACTACCAATGTCGACACTACGGAAACGGTGCAGTTTACCGGAGCCGGGACGACTAGCGTAACCCTAGGCGGAACAGACAACAGAACTGTTACAATTAGTGGGGCTGGGGGTGGAGGAGGAGGTGCTCCCACAGACGCTCAATATGTCACATTGGCTACAGACGGAGACTTGAGCGCTGAAAGAGTTTTGGCCGGTGGTACTGGTATCGGATTAGCAGATGGAGGAGCTAACGGTAACATAACGGTTTCCATCACCGGGGCGTCTACCTCCAATACTGGAATAGCCTATTACAGTTCGGACAACTTCTCCGTATCTGCTGGCTATCAGGTTAGCATTAAAGATGGGGGCGTTTCCAACGATGAGCTAGGGGGCTCTATAGCCAATTCGAAGCTAGCTAATTCATCTGTGAGCTATGGTGGCGTAAGCCTTTCTCTTGGCGGTTCAGACGCAACTCCTGCCTTCAATCTGTCGGATGCGACGGGCTATCCTACTAGTAGCTTGGTAGGAACTATCACCAACTCACAGCTCGCTGGATCTATAGCCAATGGTAAGCTTGCCAATGATTCCGTAACGGTAACCGCAGGTAGCGGTCTTATTCACGGGGGCGAAGTCGACCTTGGAAGCTCTATCACTATTGATGCAGTGGCGGGCACGACAGCGCAAAGCGGCATTGTTAGACTTCAAGATTCGGCAACCAATGGAACCACTAATCGTGCCATTACCCCCAATGCTGTTTATGACATATCTGGAGTCCTGTCGACATCTATTGCTAGCACAGGTGCAACCAACGCCGCTAACATTGCTACTAATACGAGTAACATTTCCACTAACACAAGTAATATCTCCACCAACACAACAAATATTGCTTTAACCGGGGCTACGAATGCTACAGCTATCGCTACGAAGGCTCCTAAAGACTCGCAGTATGTCACATTAGCTCTAGATGGAGATCTAAGCGCAGAGAGAGTTCTGGTGGGCGGAACGGGCGTTAAACTAACAGACGGTGGAGCTAACGGCAATGTAACCGTTCACATTACTGGAGCCTCTACCTCTAACACCGGTGTAGCCTATTACAGCCCCGACAACTTTGCTGTATCTGCTGGCCATCAAGTCACGATCAAGGACGGGGGCGTTTCCAGCGATGAACTGGCAGGCTCTATAGCTAATTCGAAGCTAGCGAATTCTTCTGTTAATTATGGAGGTGTCTCGCTTTCTCTAGGAGGGTCAGACACAACTCCAGCCTTTAATCTAAGCGATGCCACTAATTATCCGACAAGCGCCCTAAATGGAACAATCACTAACGCACAGCTTGCTGGCTCTATAGCCAATGGTAAGCTTGCGAACGATTCCGTTACAGTAACCGCAGGTAGCGGCCTTATTCACGGTGGCGAAGTTGACCTCGGAAGTTCCATTACTATCAACGCCGTAGCAGGCACGACAGCGCAAAGCGGAATTGTCAGGCTGCAAGATTCAGCCACAAACGGTACTACCGACAGGGCCATTACTCCTAATGCTGTTTACGATATATCGGGCGTTCTTTCTACAAGTATCGCCAGCACAGGTGCCACTAATGCCGCTGCCATTGCGGCAAAAGACAACTACCAATACTGGACTATTACGGATGGTTCTAATACCAGTAATTTAGAAACTACCGAAGATGTCAAGATTACCGGAGCGGGCCAAGTTACTGTTACCTTAGCCAGTGGAAATCCCAATGTAGTGACGGTTTCTGGCGCAGCAGGAGGAGGGGGAGTTTCTTTCGGCTCTGACAATCAGATACCTTACACGAATGCTGGTGGGGATGATTTCGACTATTCTAGTAATTTAACATTTAATGGCTCCCAATTAACTGTAGTTGGTGATCTAGATGTAAGTGATGAAATATTTGTAGCAAATAATATCAAGCATAAGAGCGATACTGATACCTATATCGAATTTAGCAACGACAAAATACGAATTCTTGGTGGTGGCAAAGCTTTAATCACTGCCACAGAAGCAAGTCCAGATGAAGTTATAATTAATGACGGTGGCCTTGATGCCGATTTCAGAGTTGAAGGTCTTAATGACACCCATCTGATTTTTTGTGATGGTAGCGCTGATAAGGTTGGTATTAGCAATGCTTCGCCACAATATACTATTGATGTCTCAGGAAATGCCCGCTTTACTAGTGGCGTAAGCTCTACTGGATTAATTAGTGCCGCGACTGGTGTT